GTGAGACTTTAAGTCTCACACCTCAATTAAGCAAAAACCGAAGCTTTTAATTTTAATACCGTAGTTGTTATGAATGTTAGAGTTCAACGAAACACCCAAGGAGTTCGATCACTTACTGAATGTTTGAGTTCAGAAGAAGATTATAGCTTGGAGACAATTTACTTACTTTTCGAAGAAAGTTATTTAGGAATTTAAGTTAGTTTTAAACACTGATTTTGAATTAGTTGAATTACCATTGATTTTGTTATTACTACCTGCATTTATGTAGGCTCTGTAACAATTTCTTTCGCTTTAAAAACTCTTTTGATTTCTAAGACTCTAGTACCAAAACCACAGTATGTTAGATCATGTATTATGACTGTTAATGTTTTTGGACAACAACCTTTTGTAGAAATACACTATTTGTTTAATCGACACTTTTTAGATTAAAGCCTCGATTCGTTTTAGAATTGCCCGTAATGCAATCATTAGGAATACGTCTTGTAGACTTTTAAGTTTATACAAGAACACAAGTGCGTGCACTTTCCTTCTTAGCACATTCTATTGGCGAAATGCTTTATTGCAGAATAGCCCACATACAAGATGAATACAAATCAAAACCAAACCTCGGAAATTAGATTTAATCCCTCAAGTTTATTGAATGCAGCCCTGACAACCCTTATTGATAATGATATGATTTATGAAAATGAATGGTTAGTGAAACGTTTATGTCTAAAAATATCACAAGAAAAAGATTACATCCATGCATGTAATATTTGGATATGTGATGATTTTGGACTTATGATAGAAGTATATGATACGTTTAACGATAGAAAATCAATTTTACGATTTGTGGATATGTTTAAAACATATCTTGATCTAGAAGATGATTGTCTTGATATAGGCATACCTTTGCGAATTTCACTACCCCATGCACCTTTTGTAATGAATTTATTTGAAAAATATAGGAATGACTCAGAAATGTTATTGAATGGACTATTAGAATTATCTGCGATCCAGGATGAAGGTCATATCAAAGACCTCACAACTGAAGGTATTGAGCCCAATCCAGGGCCGATTTATATGAGATTTTATGAACGAGAATTAGTAGAAGGTGTGGATTGGAATTTATATCCAGTCCTTACACCTGAAATGTTCTCTAGATTTTCATTTATGATACCACAGTATAAGAGATTTGATTTGTACAATTATCCCGACATTAAAATAGAAATAGAATTTGTGGCTGAACATTCGAGAGAAATGTTTTTAGAATACGCCTCTCAATTGTTTATTGCCTACAGTGGGGATCCTTCTGAAACCCACTTTATTAAATGCAAATTCCCGCGTGTATATTATTGGTGGTTCCTTAAGAACCATGATATACATTACGATCCACGTTGTATTATACAAGCTCTCCTTCTGAGAGCTGGCGTGGAATCCAATCCTGGTCCTATTACGCTTAATGGTAACACGAAGCGAGACTCGAAAACACACCGATCTGAAGAAACCACTACTTTTGAAAACAAAGATAAATATAGTGACGCTAAAAAACAACAGCGTTACAAACGACATATTCGTGCTCTTGATTCGGAAATGAAACATACTTTGAAAACTCGTCATGATGATGAGTTCGATGAATTTTTGAAACCGCAAGGTTTCCCATCTCTTGATTTTAAAGCTTATAAAGGCTTTTCTGTTGAGTTGAAGATGGATTTATTGACTGATTTATTTAATCAATTAAAGAATGTTTTACAACCGAAAAAAGAAGAATATAAAGTCCTTTTAGGACATTTATCTACGTTAATAATAGTAATGAGATCTGATGATTGGCTTGTTCGAGCTTCTGCTTTAGTTGCCAATTGGCCAAATTTAGGAGATCAGATGACCAGTATTTATGCCCTCTGCATACTTGCTGATGCCATATTGAATTGGTTTAGGAATGGAGATTTAAATGCTCCATGGTACAATAAAAAACAAGTACCTGAAGAAATTAGAGCTCAAGCTCTAAATACTTTTGAAGGCATGTTCGATATTGCCAAAATGAAACCAATTCAAGCAATTGGTGCCCTTATCTTATCTGTTTGTAGTTTGTTCCTTCTGAACAAAATACCTGGAAAAGGAGATTATGACTCCTTTATGAGAAGATGTGAAATAACGATGCGCGGATGTAGAGGTATATCCGCTTTATATGAGACCATGAAGTCTTATGTTAGTTCTGCAGTAGTTTATTGTGAAGAGGTAGCAACAGGTCAATCGCCAACCCTTTTAATTTCAATTGAAGATAGGCTTGATAAAATCTGTGAAGCAATTAAAAATGCTTCTACTATACCAAATCGCGAGAAACTACTAACGCATAGATCACAAGTTGAACTTGTTGACAGTCTGTTTAAACAATCGCTGGAAATGATAGACACTTTACGTCTGGGAGGTTTACCCGCTCAGAAACAAGCCTTTCTTGCATATTTTCACGTTATACGTGAATTACATAAGGCTGCAAGTGTCTCCCCTATTTCAGGGAGAGGATTCAGACAAGCACCTAAATTTTTCCAGTTAGCTGGAAAACCAGGTGTAGGCAAAACAAGATTAGCATGGGTTTTATCCATTGATTTTTTGCGTGAGTTAGGACTAAATGAAGAACAAATGAAAGAATATGCATCGTATATTTACTTCAGGAAAACAGGAGAAAAATATTGGACAAATTATAATGCAGAAATGCATAAGATTTGTGTCTGTGATGATGCTTCTCAACTTTTTGAGGAGCATGGTGAAGGAGTTCCGTTTTTTGCGGAAATAATTCACTTAGCAAATAATGCTGAATGTCCCTTGAGTGTTGCAGAAGTAGACCTTAAAAAGTTTGCTCGTTTTAACTCTCAGGTGATAATTTCCACAGATAATAATCGAAATCCAAATTTGAACAATATTCTCCGTGATCCTGCCGCCTTTAGGCGAAGAATTGATCTACAAGTAGAAGTCAAAGTCAAACCAGAATTTGGTGACTTATATTCAGATCGAGGCCAAAGTTGGTATCGTTTGAAACCCGACTTATGTCTCTCTGAAGAACTTCGCACTGATGTTTATATTTTCGACATCACTGATCCTGTTTCTGGGAAGATTATACACGAAAATCTTACTTATGATCAATTATTCACAAAAATGAAAATAGGATTGATGCAGAACCATAAAGAATTCATTAATTTTGGTTCAGCTCTCCACAAATACGCTTTGAGAGGACGTCCTTCTGATGTCCCACATGATGAAGACCTTGTTCGCGTACAAGGCATTTCAGAATATTTTCCTCAAATATTTAGGAATTCCCCTTCTGGGAGTTCTTATTCTGAAATTCTTGGTAATCCTTTTAGTAATCCTTTTAGTTCTGGATTTCAATTTCCAGACATGCCAAGAATTAGTACTTCGGATGCGACCTGTGGCGCATTCAATTTTATTAAAAACCACAGATGGACTATAGCTGCAAGTTTTGTAGTATTGGTCCCTTCCCTCTGTTATGTAATTTATAATTACATGTACCCAAAACGACAATGGAAACGACAACGGAAACATGAAGAACCTCTTTCTTATGAAGAAGATGGTCAACGATGGTATGAAGTACCTGGTGTTCGCAAATTTCGATATCAAATCGGATGGAGCGAAGATCAGATCTTTGAAGCTGTTTTAGATATTGCAGAAGACTTTGACAGGTTGGATGCACAATATGATGGCTTCTATGATGATTTACACAATCTTAGTCAATGGTTTGACGGACATTTTAAGTTAGTTGAACCTGGGGAGAATGTTGATGACTTATTTACATTCTGGTCGCGAGTTGCGACAGAATCAAAAAGTAGGAAACAGAAACCCCGGATGAATAAGATTGTGCAGATCTTACAAGAATATAATCGTGAAGACCCAAAGAAGGCGACTAAAAAGCAAGATAAAACGAAAGCTAAGCAGACGATTAGAGTAGAAACTTCAAGTAAGTTTCATAGTAAAGAAAAGATTTCGCTAGCCGAAGCATACACAGATTCAAATTCGACAGAATATTTTAAACAAAAAGTTTATTACAATTTGTATCGTGTAGTTGCTGGCTCAGCTGGCTTTTCTAATGCTATGCACCTTTTATTTATAAAAGGTCGTGTAGCTGTTACTGCGCGTCATTTATTATATGATACGCGCTTACCTAATCAGAAAGCTTATATTACGATTGACAATGCGAATATAGCCGCCCCTTATAAGATCCCTATGGAAGAGATTCGAGTACTTAGTTTACCTAATGATGATTCCACCTATAAAGACCTTGTCTTTTTAGTTTTCCCGGATAAAGTACATCAACACAAAGACATAACTTCAATGTTCAATACACGTCAAGAATTGGAAAATTTAGGCGCTATTCAAGCGCAATTGACCTGTTATGAATTATTTGGAGTTGCATCTAAATTAGACATGTTTGTAAACATGAAATTTGTTGTTGATGGAAAACCGAAAACTGAAAAGTTACGAAGTCTTGCAGATGATGGAACAATCATTACGTACACTGACTACTTTGAGTATTTAGCTGAAACCTTCCCAGGATGTTGTGGTGCGCCCATTATGGCATTAGATGCCAGGCAACCTAAGAAAATATTAGGTATCCATATTGCTGGTAAAACTGGCACTGGATATGCACAAGCAATATCTTATGAAGAAGTCGAAGCTGTACTTTCCGAAATCAGGCCGCAATGCTTGGTTTCTGCCCCTTCTATTGATAGTATAGGAACAGAAAAATTAGAGATTCCGCACTCTATGATGCAAAGCGGATACTATCCTTTGGGAACAGTCACTCAGGCTGTTTTCACTGCTAAACAATCTCAAATAAGTGAGTCTCCGATTCATGGATTGGTTACAGAACCAATGACAAAACCGGCTAATCTAGACGATTTTGAGCACAATGGTGAAAAAGTAAATTTAGATTTCAATATGGATAAGTACTTCGGTAAAAACGATGTATTTATTCCTGATGAAGATCTGGAAATACTAGAAAACTATGGTGTTCAATGTTTTGCTATTGATGATGAAAACCAATACTTGATGCGAAAACTTACTTATGACGAATCGATTCGGGGGATTCCTGGAGAGGATCTCCCCTCAATGAATCGACAAACATCTCCCGGGTACCCATACACCCTTACGAAAAAAGGTATGGGAAAAACCCAGTGGCTTGGAAAAGAAGGTGAGTTTGATGTTGACAATGAAGAATTGAAAACTGATGTAACCTACCTAATAGACCAAGCTGCGCAAGGCATACGAGAGCCCGTTGTTTTTACAGCACTTTTTAAAGATGAAAGACGACCGATTGCGAAAGTAGATCAAGGGAAAACCCGCATTTTTGCTGGTGGACCCATGCATTTTACAATAGCTATTCGGATGTTTTATCTTGGATTTTGTGCTGTTTTTATGAGACAGCGGATACGAAATGGATCCCTTGTTGGTGCAGACGTTCATTCACAAGATTGGACGACTTTTGTCAAATACCTTAATCAGGTAGCTGATGTAAATGAGCCAAATTTTCTGGCAGGCGACCACAGTAATTTTGATGGTTCTTTGAATCTTCAATTGTTGTGGGTAGTTTATCGGATTATTGAGCGACTTTACAAACGCGTTGACAATCTCACCACTTATGTTTTATGGTCATCTATTTGTAACAGTGTTTTATTATTTAAGAAGGTTTTGTATATGTTAACACATTCACAACCGTCTGGAAATCCTTTAACTACTGTTATAAACACGATGTACGATGAAATTTTATTTTTCTATGTTTTGTTATTGCTTTTACGAGAGATAATTCGTGGAGACGATGAAGAAGCTGCTACAAAAGCTAGTATAATCATTAAGAAAATTACTGACCATTTTAGAATGGGAGGTTTTGGAGATGATTTGATAGCTGTGTTAAGTCATGATTTGCGAAGTCTAATAACTCCTGATGATATAACTCAAAAGATGTTATCATTAGGACATAAGTTTACAGACGAAGCAAAAAGTGATGGAAAGCAGGTTTATCGGACGCTTCACGAAGTGTCTCTTTTAAAACGCAAATTTGTATATGAACCAACTATGTCTCGATGGTTAGCTCCTTTAGAGCTTTCCGTTATTTTAGAGATGTTGAATTGGGACAAGTGCAAAACGAAACAAGAAAAATATGAACAACTTAGCACAAACATTCAAACTGCTTGTGTTGAGTTTGTTTATCATGGCAAGGAGGTTTATACGAAGTGGACACAGAGAATTCAGGCTGCTTTGGTGGAACAGGGTCTTGAGGGGAAAGTTAAAATGCCTTTGATGGCATTTAGCGATTTCCAAGAGATGGTTTACCGACGCGGCGTGGGTCTCAAATCCAATTTTGAGAATTTCCTGCCTGTGTAAAGATAAATTTTATGATTAACCTATGATCCGTGGCAAATCCCGAAAATAACTAAAGACCAAAGGTCGCAAGACCCGGAAAATCTTTTAGTTGTAAGTAGGAACAGAACCCGGAACCGCTCAGGCGTGTGTTAGGCGTACGTGCAATTCGTACGGGATCACTGGAGGTTATAAAACAAATTTACGAAATTATGGTTGTATATATCCACAATATTCTGATAGTTGTAAGTTAGATGTGGGGACAACCACTAGTCGAGAGGTATTTACCTCTATAGCATGCCTGTGTGCGACTTAAAATAAAGGCTAAGCATGCCAACTGTAGGCAGTACATATTGATACGAATGTACTGTTGAATTTTAAAGTATTGCTGAAACTGTAGATATTAGTCCAATGAGTAGAATGATGGCCGCACCAAGTAGTGGTGGCGGCGCGTCCTTAGCTGCCAATACGTCTGAAGAAATGGATCTCTTACCAAAACAAATTTTGACATTCCAGGAAGTTGCCCCTGCACAGGAGCAAACTATTCCAGGAGAGTCAGAATTGTCGGAAGAGCTCAAATCAACAGCTATTGAAGGCCGAGGACATAATATAATCGACTTTTTAGAACGAGTTTACAAGATAGCAGATGGAACAATACCAGAAGGTGGAGCTCCAGGTGATATCTTGAATTCTCTACAATTTCCGGACGCCATGCTAGGTTTAAAGCAAATTCGCAATAAGATCTCAGGTTTTATGAACTTTCGTGCAAGTGTTGAAGTTACTTTTGTAATAACAGCACAACCTGCCCAATTGGGTGGGTTACGATTATCGTATTTCCCAGATATTAATGCTGATCAGTTGAATCTTAGGACTCAACATGTTTTGCAACTATCACAGTGTCCACATATCACAATTAACATCACGAAGAATCAAAATTCAGCTATCAAGCTGCCTTGGATTTCCCCGTACACCCATCGAAATCTTGTAACTGGAGTTGGTCGAAATGGTACTTTAGTACTATCTCGATTGACTCCAAGTGCTGGAGGTGCTGTCAGTTTTCAGATGTACGCCAGATTTGTTGATATTTCAATTGAATATCCAACTGGTATGCTTCTGTCTGACGAACTTGTAGCATTACAGAATGAGAGACGTGAAAGGGAAGAAAAGATAAGTATGATGGAAGAATTGGCTTTACTTCGAATGAAAGTTAATCGTACAAACCCCGAAATCTATACGCAAGGTTTATCTGAGGCTTCAAAGTTCCTGACTTCAGGAGTTTTGTCTCAGACAGCTTCGGCCGTTTCCGGTGTTGCAAACATGTTGTCTGGAATACCTGTAATCGGGAATATAGCTTCTGCTGTATCCCCGATTGCTGGTGCTCTAGCGAATGTGTTTTCATCATTTGGATGGTCGAAGCCTGTTAATGATAAACCACCGCACCAGTTGAAAATTCAACCTGGAGCGTCATCCATCACTGCTGATGGTGTATTCAATGGACACGAAATCACGTTTTGTACAGGTAATACTGTAAAAACGGATAATGGTTCCTTTGGATCGCAATTAGACGAGATGGATATTGATTACATCATGCGTTCACCAAATACTATTGACGTATTCCCCATTTCTACGGAGATGTTACCAGGGACTGTATTGGCAAGATATCCCATCGATTTATGTAAATGGAACCAGTTGGAAACAACAGGTCCCTATTATGATCGAAGGTTTTTCTTGACTCATCAGACCATGGTTACACATCTGTTTAGATGGTGGATGGCCACTTGTATTTTTGATTTCGAGGCTTATATGACTAAATTTCATAACGTGCGCTTACGATTCACAGTTATTCCTGGAGCAACAGACAGTACAGATTTGAGCACTGTCACAATTGACGATAACAATTCAACAGTTATCGTCTTTGGTGACACTGTTACATATCAGGCAGTTTGTCCAGAAGTTTCTGCGACACCTTTCTTGAAAGTAAGAGGGGTTGAGGGTAATTTGACACCATTTAATGATCAAACAGTAACAACTATTGGTCAATTGGTAGTCTTCCTGGAGGTGCCTCTCAAGGCAACTTCAGATGTAGCACCAAACACAGTCTATGTTGAAACTAAGTTTCATGCACAGAATGTGCGTTTTGGTGTGCCCTCTCAAGTAAGAGCATATGCTGTTAACAATCTGGCTCCTTCTAGAGATGAAGAAGAAGAGGCAGAAATCATAAGAACACAAGGTCTTTCATCAGCCGCCTTATATTCCGAAGGTCATTTACCTGGCCGTTCGGACGTAATGGAGACTGGTGTAACACCAGGTTTGAATTCTGATGGACCAAAACCTAATGGAGGCATTTTACATGCGACATTTGGAGAGATGGTTAAAAGTTTGAAACAAATCATGTTGGGTTTTCAATACTTTGGTTATTTTAATAATGCCACAAGTAGTGTAAATCCAGTATTGGTTGATGTTGGCACGTCTAGTTTAACGGCGGCCGGTTTGTTTATAAACAAACCTACAAACTATGATATCATTGACACTCTAATGTCTATGTATGCGTTCTATAAAGGTGGTTTTCATTTGAGGATTCTGCGACAGGAAGAGTCGAGTAGGAACTTTTGGGTCTATATGTCCCAACAGGCCTACTTGGCTCCAACTCGAATAAGTCTTTCTCCCACAGATCAGGCTATAAATGGAATTCCGTTTACACGTGAAATTCCTATTATACCTTCTCTTGAAGGAGTTATAGATGTTCGAGTTCCCTATTGGCAGGGTACTCACATGGTTAGAGTTCCTTATGATTCTGCTCAATCTTTCGATTATCTTGAGCGAACCCCGATTGTTATCGGTATCGGTCAGATGGGCTATGGCTCGGCTACTAAAGAAACATTCAATTTGTCGTTCCAACGTTCTGTTGCGGACGATTTTTGTATGGGTTTTCTGTATGCGATCCCGCCTATCCAACTGAGATATGACGTTTTGTGATACCTCTTCTTAATGAGGACGCTCTCTTCAAGAGCGTTTAATTTTAATAGATTTTAATGGTCACCCTATTTTACCAACAGGGTCCTATCTGGGGGAGGTATCCAGAAGGTTCAGTTAAAATCTTTAAGAAGAGTTATTCTGGTAAGGTTTTAAAGCTACCTGGTTTATCATCTTAAATGGTAAATCAGCTTTTCATTTAAAAAAAAAAAAAAAAAAAAAAAAAAAAAAAAAAAAAAAAAAAAAAAAAAAAAAAAAAAAAAAA